GTTGTTTAACCTGGCGAAATCAGTTCTGGTATGAGGTGAGTGTGGGTATCGAGACAATAATCGGGCTGGCCGCACTGGTCATTTCCACTATCGCCGGCGCTTTTGGCCTGGGCCATATTCGCGGCACCAGCAAAGCAGAAGCCAAAGCCGACCAGCAGCGAACCGAAGATAACGCAGCGGCAATGGTCGCAGCAGCCGAACGCAGGGTAGAAACAACGAAGGAGGCCAGCAATGTACAGCAGACTGTTAACCATATGCCTGGCGACGATGTTGATCGCGAGCTGCGGGACAACTGGACCCGTAAGGGTTGAGGTAGTGGACACGGCTTGCGACTGGGTTAAACCCATCTACGGCACAGCGCACGACTGGGATGTGCTGGGCCACCAGACGAAGCGCGACATCCTGGCGCATAACAGAGCTTGGGCTGTTAATTGCAGTAAAAATGCTGATTGAAGCCTCAAAATGCAAAAGAAGATAATGCAGGGGATTGTTACATTGCTAATCTATGCTAAGGAGGTTACGTCTATGAGTATGGAAACAGCGTCTGTTTCAGAGCTTTATGAAATTGGACATAAGTATTTTGGTGAGAACTTACTTGTTGTAGAAGTCTGGAGTGAAGGTGTTCGATTTGTCTGGATTGAAAGAGGGCAGCCAGATGATGAAGCTTCGGCTTTTTTACACATTAATTTGACTGAACTTACTGCTGAAAAAATTGAAAGCTACCTAAAAGTCCGGGCTGGAGAGGCGAATGCTTAGGCTCTTTAAAAATTTCCCTTCCGAAATGAAATCCTCGAGTTCGGAAGGGAGACCAAATGGTCTTCATTACAAGGAGCCTTGGACTTTAAAGCAAAGCGTCAGATAAGTATCGGACATAAGAATAAATGTTTTAGTGCGTTATTTTTAATGGCTAATTAATAACTTGCGTGATAGTTTCCGTTGCGAAGTTAATTATTTAATCATTGATTGCATAAAACTAAAATTTTGTACTAGATTCGTATTGCACAGGTGAATCGATACTTTTGCTATTTGGCTGAATCCCCCTCTGCGGCGGGGCAAGCAGTCGCTGTTGCACGTAACGTTTGCGGATTTGTAGACTGTGGCAAATTCACCGGGAGGCACCCGGCATCTGAATGCAAAATTAAAGGAATAGATTAAACATCGAGCTGAGTGTGAAGTACTATTTTATTACTGCTAGACCCAGCCAGTTCTGTCCGAACTGGCTTTTTTTGTAAAAAAAGCCCTCCACTGGAGGGCAACTTATACGGCATATTTCGTTTTAAGGTACTACATCCTCTGGTGTTGGTAGGAGCCAACTCAGAGAATATTAATAATGACCTGTATCATTTTGCTTTCAAGCGTAAGCGGTTGTTTTAAAAAATCTTCTTACACTCACCGCTTCAGCAGATGTGGCAGAACTTATATTCTCAAATACGTGGGCATTATCACAGGCATTCACTGAGTGCCTGTGATAATGTCAGTCCATCTAAACAAACGGGATGATTTTTATGAGAAAGCTTATCGTTTTTTTTAATGGCAATGCTCCCTATCTTGACGAAGTAGGTGAGCATCTTGATTCACTGCGGCTGGTATATCCAGATCAAACACAAGTGGACCTCCCCATACAGTCTCATATGTATCCTGGTAGGGACATAATGGAAGAATGCTTTTTTGTTTCGGATCGTGATGTAACTAGTAGAGACATTCATCACGCGATAGACACTCTTCTCTAATTTCACAATAATCAGGTGCCCGAGATGTCAGTTAACACCGTTCCGGACTAAGTTTGATGCTGCTATAAGCTGGAGGATGGCGGAGCCGGCATATATCTTCTGGATCAATGGTTCAAATCCATTCCTGATTACCACACCCAAGCCACTGGCATCCCCGATGGCTTTTTTATGCGCATTGCATGCGTACATCGAAGAAAGTCTTTTAGCTGTGAATCTGGGCAAACCGTTAACTTTCGGCGCTTTCGCCGTGCGACTGTCTGTGCCTGTTAGCTAAAAATTTTACAATAAAATGGTAATTAACGAGCCATTAATAATGGCTCGTTATGATTAGTCTTGTTTGGAAAGCAAGGCCAAAACTTTTGCGTTAAGTTTAGCCTCGTAACCATCGTCGACTGGGAAATCGAAGTGAAGTGGACCTGCTTTAGACATACCCTCTTCAACAACTTCAGCTAAGTGCCCTGGTTTACCGCAAATCCCATTCAAAGCACTAGATAAGACCGTAATAGCAACACGAGCTGCGTGCAGCTCTAAATGTAATTCTTCAATCTTTACATAAAGATCTTCGATTGATTCTTCGATTGCTGGCATATCAGTTCCTCTTTATAAGGCCATTTTCATCAAGCTATGATAACAGTTTTGAGTATGTGTTAGCATCGAACTTAGTAGGTCAAATCGTAAATATATTATGTATTTAAAAAAGCTTAAGTTCTTCATTAAATCAACATTTTCTCCAGTAAGATTATTATCATTTGATAACCACTCTCAATAAAGAAGGTACTCCTGGCGATTCTTAATACCGAGGGGGCGAGGACACGCGGGAAACGGCTAGTTTTTTGCATTTTATGGGTTTCATCATCATCTGTTTAACCTCTTGATATTTCAGTCCTGCTCCTTAGCAGGATGTCGAAATGACTATTTTTTGTTCACCATCATGGATAACGAACTCAAAAATTTCCGGCTGAATATCACGCAGCTGGCAGCCATTACCGATCTGCACCGCCAGACGGTCGCGAGCAAGCTTGCAAATGTTCAGCCGGCACCGGGCAGCAATCCAAAACTTAAGCTTTATGCCATCACCGATATCCTCAGGGAGTTGCTGACGAGTACCACACCGTCGGAGCTGGTGGACGTCGACAAAATGCTTCCCCCCGATCGTAAAGCTTGGTTTCAGTCGGAGCGTGAAAGACTCAAGTTTCAGCAGGAAACAGGGGAGTTGATCCCGGCGTCAGAAGTCACCAGAGAATTTTCCTCCATGGCAAAAGCAATGGTTCAGGTGCTGGAGACGTTACCCGACATTCTTGAACGAGACTGCGCCATGACCCCTTCCGCAGTTGTCAGGGTGCAGCAGGTTATTGACGATCTGCGCGACCAGATAGCTCTCAAAGTTGAGCAGGCCGACTCACCAGAACAGGAGGATATGCCAGAAGAGGAGTAAATCATGCGACAGGCCACGGCAGCGGAAGTCAGGCGTAACGCTTCCGCCATTCTCAAAGCCCCGCGCCGTATGCCTGTGGCTGAGGCGGTTCAAAAATTTATGCGCGTACCTATGGGAGCCGGTAACTCGGTACCGTGGGACCCTGCTGTCGCTCCGTATGTGATAGAGCCGATGAACTGCCTCGCGATGCGTGAATACGATGCGGTGGTGTTTGTTGGACCGGCAAGAACGGGGAAAACGATCGGCCTGGTGGATGGCTGGGTTGTATACAACATTGTCTGTGACCCGTCCGATATGCTCGTCGTTCAGATGACCGAAGAGAAAGCACGCGAGCACTCTAAAAAACGTCTGGCGAGAACGTTTCGTGTCAGTCCTGAAGTGGCGAAACGCCTGAGTCCGTTGCGAAACGACAACAACGTGCATGATCGTACATTTCTGGCGGGCAACTATCTCAAGATTGGCTGGCCTTCCATCAACATCATGTCCTCGTCAGATTTCAAATGTGTAGCGCTCACCGATTATGACCGCTTCCCTGAGGACATCGATGGCGAGGGTGACGGTTTTACCCTGGCTTCCAAGCGTACCACCACCTTTATGTCCGCCGGGATGACTCTGGTGGAGTGTTCGCCAGGCCGGGACATTCGCGACAGCAAATGGCGCCGAAAATCTCCCCATGAAGCACCACCAACGACAGGCGCGCTTTCGCTGTACAACCGTGGAGATCGCCGTCGCTGGTACTGGCCGTGCCCGCATTGTGGTGAATATTTTCAGCCTGCGATGGAGGCGATGACCGGATACCGCGATGAACCTGATCCGGTAAAAGCCAGTGAGTCGGCTCATCTGCTTTGTCCGCATTGCAGCACCATTATCACCGCAGATAAAAAGCGCGAGCTTAACGGGGTGGGTGTCTGGTTGCGTGAAGGTCAGAGTATTGACCGGGACGGCAAGATTTCCGGTGAGCCGCGACGCTCGCGCATAGCGTCGTTCTGGATGGAGGGGCCCGCAGCCGCGTACCAGACCTGGGCGCAGCTGGTGTACAAACTGCTTACGGCTGAGCAGGAGTATGAGGCTACCGGCAGCGAAGAAACCCTCAAGGCGGTTATCAACACCGACTGGGGGCTGCCGTACCTGCCGCGCTCGGCCAGCGAACAGCGACGCGCCGATGTGCTGATGCAGCGTGCGGAGGATTACGGTAAACGCCTGGTTCCGCCGAAGGTGCGTTTCCTGCTGGCAGCCGTCGACGTTCAGGGCGGGAAAAAGCGCCGTTTCGTCGTGCAGATAATTGGTTATGGCGAAAACGGTGAACGCTGGCTTGTGGATCGCTACAACATCCGCCAGTCCCTGCGCTGCAATGAACATGGCGAGGCGGAGCCAGTCCACCCCGGCGCGTATCCGGAGGACTGGCAGCTGCTTGTATCCGATGTGCTGGAAAAAACTTACGCACTTCAGTCTGACCCGACGCGGCGTATGCCGGTGCTGGCCATGGCCGTCGACAGCGGCGGTGAGGAAGGGGTGACAGATAATGCCTATAAATTCTGGCGCCAGTGTCGCCGGGATGGTCTGGGTAAGCGTGTCTATCTGATCAAGGGCGACAGCACAAAACGCCAGAAAATTATTACCAAAACTCACCCGAATAATACCGAACGCAGTGACCGTCGCGCTGATGCGCGTGGCGAGGTGCCGGTGTATCTGCTGCAAACCGACCTGCTCAAGGATCAGCTCAGCAATAACCTTGATCGTGAGACTCCCGGAGCAGGCTATATCCATTTTCCCGACTGGCTGGGGGAGTGGTTCTACGAGGAACTCACCTACGAAGAGCGCGGCGTGGATGGCAAATGGCGTAAGCCAGGCAAGGGCGCCAACGAAGCCTTTGACCTGTTCTGCTATGCCCACGCCGTCGCGGTTCTGCGCGGCTACGAAAAAATTCGCGACTGGGAAAAACCTCCTGCATGGGCTGAGCCGCAGGATCTCAACCCAAATATTCATGAAGGGGAACGCCCCAGGGAGATAACCGTGAAAAAAAACAAAACCGTCCAGCCACAAGTCAGGGCTGAGCCTGAGAAAGAAAACACGCTTTCCGGCAGCTGGCTGGGATCTTCCGATAGGGGAGGAGGCTGGCTGTGAAGAAAGACGACATCTGGAGAACGCTGGTGATGGTGCGCCAGGCCTACCAGGACTCGCTGGACGGCAAGAGTATCTCTTTCACCGGCGTAAACGGTCGCGCCATTACCAACCACGATCCGAAGGCGCTGCGCGATGAGCTCGAATACTGGGAGCGTCGCTGGCGCGCGGTCAACAGCCGTGGTGGTTCGTACAAACTCGCTAACTTTCTGTAAGGCGTTCTATGGGCATTCTTGAAAGAACACTGAGGGCAATTTCCCCCGGGTGGGCCGCGGCACGCGAGCGGGATCGTCTCCGGCTTAATGCTTATGAAGCGGCAAATCCGTCACGGCTGCACAAGGCGAAAAAGCAAAGCCAGTCGGCGGACACCGCTGTGTTTGCAGCAGGTCAGTCCCTGCGGGAACAGGCCCGGTGGCTTGATGAAAACCATGATTTGGTGATCGGCCTGTTCGACAAAATGGAAGACCGGGTGATTGGTGCCCACGGGATCCATGTTGAGCCTCAGCCCCTCGATCTGGAGGGGAATCTTCATTCCGATTTCGCCGGGAAACTTTCGGCGCTCTGGGCTGAATGGTCCGTGCGTCCTGAGGTGACTGGCATGTTCACCCGCCCGGAAGCCGAACGCCTGCTGCTGCGTTCAGCACTGCGTGACGGGGAAGTGTTCACGCAACTGGTCAGGGGGAAGGTGCCGGGTCTGCAACATTCCACCTCCGTACCGTTCTCGCTGGAAATGCTGGAGGCGGATTTTGTTCCGTTCAACCTTAACAGCACCGCCGGCCAGCAGGTTCGCCAGGGCATCATCGTGAACGACTGGGGGCGTCCCGTCGGCTACCGCGTTTACAAGTACCACCCGGCAAATATGACGCGGTTCAGCGCTGAACTTAAAACCGTCTCAGCTGAAAACATGCTTCACCTTGCGCAGCGCAAGCGTCTGCACCAGCTGCGCGGTATCAGCCTGATCCACGGAGTCATTACCCGTCTTTCTGACATTAAGGATTATGAAGAGAGTGAACGCGTCGCCGCCCGTATTGCCGCCGCGCTGGGGTTCTATATCAAGCGCGGTGATGCGCAGTCTCTTGGTGACGACGGGGAGTTTTCACCTCCCGGCGGCCAGCGTCATTACGATATCGCCCCGGGCATGATTTACGACGATCTGCGCCCGGGTGAAGACCTGGGCATGGTGGAATCAAATCGCCCGAATGTTCACCTCTATGAATTCCGAAACGGGCAGATGCGGGCCGTGGCCGCAGGCACGCGCGGCAGTTATTCCAGCATTGCCCGGGACTATAACGGCACCTACAGCTCCCAGCGTCAGGAGCTGGTGGAGAGCTTCGAAGGGTACAACGTCCTGCAACAGTGGTTTGTCGGCCAGCACAGCCGGCCCGTTTACCGCGCATGGCTGGCGATGGCGTTGCTGAGTGGCGTTGAAGTGCCGCCGGATGTGGATCCAAATTCTCTCTATAACGCGCTTTATCTCGGCCCGGTGATGCCGTGGATTGATCCGGGGAAAGAGGCTAATGCCTGGAAAGCCATTGTTCGTGGCGGTGCTGGTACCGAAGCGGAATGGGCACGGGCGCGGGGTAAAAACCCGCAGGAGGTTAAACGCCAGCGACTGCGTGAAACCGAATTTAACCGTCAACACGGGCTGGTGTTTGATTCCGACGCCGCCAACGACAAAGGAGCGATGCCAGATGCAACGGCAAAACCAAAAGACGATCGGCGCGAGCCGGACGATGATGATTAACCCCCGCGCCAGCCTGGCGGGTGTCGATGCGGCAAACGGTCAGTGCTGGTACGAAATCCGCGCGCTGTCTGCCGGGCGCGTCGAAATCTTCCTCTATGACGTGATCGGCGGCTGGGGCATCACAGCCCAGCAGTTCGTCGCGGACTGTAAAGACGCCGGGGTGTTTGACGCCAGCGCGGTGGATTTACATATCCACAGCCCCGGCGGCGATGTCATGCAGGGATTTGCCATCTACAACACCCTGTCGCGGCTGAAAGCGAAAGTGGATATCTGGGTGGACGGGGTGGCGGCCAGCATGGCCTCGATGATTGTCTGCCTGCCCGGCGCCACGGTGCACATGCCGGAAAACGCCTGGATCATGGTCCACAAACCGTGGGGCGGGATCGCCGGGGATTCTGATGACATGCGCGATTATGCCGCGTGGCTTGATCGTAACGAAGCCCTGATGCTCAGCGCCTATATGAATAAAACCGGACTGGGGCAGGAGGAGCTGGAAGCGATGCTGAAAGCGGAGACCTGGCTTAACGGGGCCGAGGCAGTGGAGAAAGGTTTCGCTGACACGCTTGAACCTGAACTACAGGCTGCGGCCTGTGTGAATGAAAATAAACTGAAGGATTATCAGAACATGCCAGAACAGATTAAATCTCTTTTTGCGCCGCGCGCTGAAGCTCCGGTGAATCAGCCACAGCAGCCCGCGCCGGTACAGGCGAACCTGAACCCGCCAGCGCCACAACAGCCCGCGCAGCAGATGACTAATATCGATATCACTGCGCTGGCCCAGCAGCTGCAACAGCAGATGCAGACGGCAAACGCGGAACGCGTGAACACGGTTTCCGCTGTTTTTGAGGCGTTCCCGACTTTCGCGACGCTGAAGGCAGAATGTCTGGCCGACTTCTCCTGCACGGCGGAAAAAGCCCGTGACAGACTCCTCCAGGCGCTGGCGGCAGGAACTACGCCGAGTGCCGGTCCTGGCGCTATTCATCTTTATGCCGGAAACGGCAATCTGGTCGGTGACTCCATCCGTGCTGCGGTAATGAGCCGCGCGGGCTATGCGCAGGCTGAAAAAGATAACGCCTACAACGGTTATACCCTGCGTGAACTGGCGCGAGCTTCCCTTGTGGATCGCGGGATCGGTATTTCAGGTGCGGGGACAGCACAGGCGATGGTCGGCCTTGCGTTTACCCACAGCAGCAGCGATTTCGGCAATATCCTGATGGATGTGGCGCACAAGGCGGCACTGATGGGCTGGGACGAGGCCACTGAATCATTCGAACAGTGGACCCGTAAAGGAACCCTGACTGATTTCAAAACCGCGCACCGCGTCGGTCTGGAATCACTTGCATCGCTTCGCAAGGTCCGCGCCGGGGCGGAATATAAATATGTCACCATCAAAGATCGCGGCGAGCCGATTGCGCTTGCAACCTACGGCGAACTTTTCAGCATTGACCGCCAGACTATCATCAATGATGACCTGGACATGCTGACCCGTATCCCGCAGGCAATGGGCCTTGCAGCGCGTGCCACCGTGGGCGATCTGGTGTGGGCAGTTCTGACCAGCAACCCAAAAATGTCCGACGGCAAGCCGCTGTTCCACGCCGATCATGGCAACCTGGTCTCCGCCGATCTGAGTATCGAAGGCCTCGATACGGCGCGTAAGGCGATGCTGCTGCAAAAATCAGGCGACCGCCGTCTGAACATTCGCCCGGCCTACATGCTGACGCCAGTGGCTATCGAGTCCCGCGCTAACCAGCTGATCAAATCTGCAAGCGTACCGGGCGCGGACGCGAACAGCGGTATCGTTAACCCGATCCAGAACTTTGTGACGGTTTCCTCTGAGGCTCGCCTCGATGACAGCAGCCCGACGGATTACTACCTGACTGCCGCACAGGGACGCGACACCATTGAGGTGGCGTATCTGGACGGTATTGATACGCCATACCTCGAGCAGCAGCAGGGCTTCACCGTTGACGGTGCCGCGTTCAAGGTACGCATCGATGCCGGGGTGGCACCGCTTGACTGGCGCGGCATGGTTAAAGTCACCAAAAAATAACGACCGTCATTTGACGGTTTTTTATTACGGGGCGGCGCGTGCTGCTCCTTTTTTGTCTGGAGAGAAAAATGGCGAAAAATTATCAGCAGGATGGCAACACCCTTGATTTTCAGAATACTGGTGCGACCGATATTCATTCGGGTGACGCCGTGCTTTCAGGTGCGCTGGTGGGCGTTGCTCATGACGACATTCCGGCAGGGTTGTGGGGTGTGCTGCATACCACGGGGGTGTTCATCCTGCCAAAGGCAGCGGAAGCGGTTACTGTCGGCCAGAAGCTCTATCTGGCAGACGGTAAACTGACTGCGGAAGCAGGTGAGGCGGCGGCTCCGAATCCTCTGGCGGGCACGGCCTGGGCTGAGGCGGCGGCGGATGCGGATTCTGTTCCGGTCCGGCTTGGTTACTGATGAACCGCTTTCGGCAACGCCTGTTAAAAGCGGATGCCCGGATATCCCGGGCATTTGCCGAAGAGGTGCCTGCTGTCCTGTCTGTCGGCGCTGAGTTGCGTCCTGTTACTGTGATTTTCGAGACACCTGATGTCCCGGTTGACGTGCCCGGCGGGGGGCAAATTCAGGATCGCTCTCCGGCCTTCAGCGCGATGACCGCTGATATCGTGGGGCTTGAGAAGCACCACGGCGTGGAGATCAACGGCACGGCTTATCGTGTGACGCACATTGGCGCTGATGAAGAAGGCCGCACCCGCGTCACGCTGGCGTATGGCGCACCGGGTAAGGTGCAGCCGGACATCAATAAGTGGAGCTGATATGGCGCGTGAATCCAGACTGCGGCGGGATTTGCCCGTCGATATTGATGTGGATGCCATCTGGCGGATAGCGGAGCACATCGGTGCCACCCATAAACAGTTTCGGGCAGCGTATTCCCGTGCGCTGAAACGTACCGCCGCCACCTTGCGTAAAAAAGCGATGGCTGACCTGAAAGACGGGCTGGCGCCGCGCAGCCTGGATCTGGTGCGCCGGCGTCTGCTTTCCTTTCGTCTTGATCGCGCTTCTCAGTCACAACTGGATAATTTTCGTCTCTGGTTTGGTCTCAACGCCATCAAGGTAAAAGACCTGAAAGGCAGGATTAACGGGCGGGTCAGGCCTCACCATACCCGGCGGGATAAATCCACCGGGCGGTATATAAAGGCGCGGCGCCAGGCAGAAAACGCCGGATTCACCCCAAAGGGCAGCCTGCTATCCCCGCGCACATTTGAAAAGGGGGAAGTGGCGCGCTCCCGCCGTGAAAACCGCCGGACGGTGGTTATTCGCGATCCGGATACCCGTCGTACCCGCGAAGCGGAAGTCGATATTTATGAGCCGATGCTGAACTACATCGAGGATAACGCCTTTGCGGAGGCGATGGAGATTTTTATGCATCACTTTGAAACCGATCTGCGCGGGCGTGTGAAAGCCCGTATTTCTGTCTGAGGTGGACTATGGCTGAGCCATTACTGCTGGGGCAGTATCACGATGCTGTCACCGGCGCGCTGAAAAAAATTGCGTGGGTGCGTGACGCCGATGCCTACCCGGAAAAAAACGTGCCCCGCTTTACCGGACTGGCCACCCCAGCGGTCTATTTCTCCATTAACGGCTGGGAGCAGGGCGGCGGCAACGAGGGACAGCTTAATGTGAATCTGTCCTGCGATTTGTTCGTTGTGGTGGACGCGGCAGGCGCTGGCGTCAGCCGACCCGAAATTTTCCTGCGCACGGCCGCGGCGGATATCACTCAGTGGATTGACGGCCAGCAGTTCGGCCTGACCAGTCTTGAGCCAGCCGTCTTTATCGATGCGTCACGCGATGAGTTTGATCCGCGCATGGATGATTACCTGGTCTGGCGGATCTCCTTCACACAATCAGCAGCCTTTGGTGCGGATCCGTTTGCGCAGATTAATTCTCCGCTGAACGGCGTCTGGCTTGGTAAGGCTCCGGATATCGGGCGCGCGCATGTGGACGATTATCAGCTGATTTACGAGGCGAAACCCGATGAGTGATATCGAGGGCGATTTACAGCGTCGCCTGGCGAATATTGTGCGGCGCGGGGTTATTCATTCCGTTAAGCATGACGGTATACCGAAGTGCCGGGTGGATCTGGGCGACATCACCACTACCTGGCTGCCGCTTTGCCAGGGCTTTTCCGGGGCAAACCGGGCTGACTCCAATCCGTATGCGGTCGGGGATGCGGTCACTGTGCTGTCGGAGGCGGGCGAGCTTAATAATGGCCGGGTGTTTCCCGGCTGGAATACCGGCGGTCTGCCGGTACCGGAGGGCAGCGACAGCGAACATATCACCCGCTACGGTGACGGTACCGAGATCCGGTATGACCGCGCCGCGCATGCCCTGACCATCACGCTGGCGGAGGGCGGGACCTACAAAATTATCGGAAAGGGAACGCTCGATGGTCCGGTGGAAATCACCGACACCCTCACAGTCCAGGGCGTTACGCAAATCAATTCCGACACGAATGTGAAGGGAAACATCGGTGCAACACAGGAAATTTCTGACGGTACCGGGAAAATGAGCGGGATCCGCGAAACCTACAACGGCCATGACCATAAAGAAAATGGTGATGGCGGCGGAACCACGAATCCCCCCAATAC